CGGCTTTTCATCGGGCTCGTCGTCCATGTCCTCGTCCTCGTAGCGATCGGGGTAAGCCTTGCGCAGTGCCTTGTCGGCCTTCTCCAGCGCGTCTGCGAACGGGATGCCGCTATCGACATAGTCCAGCATGACCCGCATCGCGTCCGGGTCGGCGTCGTCGTCCAAGATCCAGGCATGGCCTTCGCTGTAGAAGCGCTTCTGGACTTGGGGATATGACGGGGTGAAAGCCTCGACCCACTCGTCCTCGTCAGCTTCGGGCTCGTCGTCCGCGTCCTCGACGTCCTCGGCTTGGGCAACCTTGGCGTCACGCTCCTTGATGAGCTTCTTCTCGGTCGCCTCGTCGCCTTCCTTGATCGCCTTGCGGATGTACCAGTCGTACTCGCTGTGAAGCTCGGCGATCTCCTTCTCGCGCTGCTTGGTGGATTGCTCCTCCATGCGCTTGATGCGCTTCTCGGTGTCGTTGCGGAGCTTCTTCAGCTCCTTCTCGACGTTCTTTGCCCGTGTGCGCTGGGAGCGGATGAACTCTGCCGCAGAGGCAAAGCCACCCTCGGGAGGATCGCCCTTCCACTCGGTTTCGGGCTTCCAGCCTAGCTCACGCGCGACTGTTTCAAGGTCGTCAGCCTTGGCCTCGGGAGCGTCAGCAACCGGCGCCGGGGCTTCCTGCTCCAGAACGTCGTCGCTCATGCCGCCACCTTGGCGCTCTCAGCGTCAGCCGTGCGAATGCCGACGATCTCCTTGTCCTTCATCACGCGATAGACACGGCCATCAGCTCCGACGAAGGACTTGCCGGCATAGCGTGCAAACATCACGCGTTCGCCGATCTTCGGGATTGCGTCAGGGTTCGGGAAGTCGTCCTCGTTGAATGCCAGCGGTGAGATGGCGACTAACAGCCCCTCATCCCCGCCCTCGTCTTCACGCTGGGCGCTGGTTTCGGGAACGAAGATACCCGAGGCCCGTTGCCGTTGGACGACACGCGGGAGCACGAGGCAGTTGAACTCAAGGGGTTTCATCCCCGGATTGGTTTCCTCAACCTTCGGAAGTTTCTCGAAGGTCAGGGTAGAGTGATGCAAGGACATCTGTTCCCTTTCGATTGATCACGTCATCAAGCGTTCTTGCCTGAATCCTCAGTTGCCGGAGCTGGTCAGGTGGCGGGTCTGCTTCTGATTCCCATACCGCCCGCGTCCAGTCCGATTGCAGTTCCTTCTGTTCGCTCTGGAGCGATGCAAAAAATGCCTCCGTCATCGGAAGCGTTCGCCATGCCTGGAACTCTTCCAGCCAGTCTGCGCGCTGTTGTGGGGTCATGCCGCTAACAGCAGGATCATGATGTCTATTTCATCCTCATCTGTGCCGTTGCTCAGGTTGGCCGAGAACGATGACGAGCCCCGGAAACTTCCCGAGATTGACCCAGTTTCGAAGCGCTCTCGCGCTTCACGGTCGAGGCGCTCCTGCCGATCGCGCTGCCACCACGAGGCAACAGCCGAAATGGGCCAAGTCCGACGAACCCCATCCAGTACGTTGCGGAAATCCTGAGACGCCCCGGAACTGAGCGCCGTTAGCCTTCCTGTAAATGTCGAGGTTCCAGCGAACGAGCCGGAGATTGACCCCTCTGGCTGCTCAAGCGTTCCCGTCCATGATGACGAGCCCGCAAAGCTGCCGGACATGGCGTTGGGATCAACAGCAGTTTCCTGCCCGCCCATCGCCTTGAAGTAGAGTGCTTTCCAATAGTCGGCTGAGAAGAAGTTAGCCATCAGTCGAGGTCGTAAGTTATGGCGGTTCGATTGCCGTCCGTGTCCACGCTAGCCACGATGCGGTCCACACCGTCAGCCACCGCATTGCGAATGGTGATGGTCGCGGTCCCGCCGCCGCTGATCTTGCCCGCCGTCGCCGCTGTCACCAGACGCAACGCCTGCCTCAGCGTCAGGCCCGTCTCAACGTCTTCCTGATCCAGAAGGTAGGACGAGAAGCCTTGCGCCTCCAGTGTAATGGCCGGCGCAAATGAGCCTGACACAGACCCGGTCGCATACCGGATCGCCTCAAAGCTTGCGACACCTGCAAAGGCCCCAAGCATGTGTCCGGTCGCCACCACAGCGCCGGAAAACGTCGCAGCGCCCGTGAATGCGCCCGATGCAGCCAGAGCCGCGATGATGTTTCCCTCAAACGCCGCAACGCCTGAGAAAGTACCCGAACCGCTGACGACAAGCTGGCCCGTTCCCGTGAACGTCGCAGCGCCGTCAAACGTGCCGAAGATGTTCCGGCCCGCAGCAATCCCGCCAGACCAGCTCGCTACGCCGATGCTCTCTGAGTGGCTGGACAGACCGCCAGGCTTCTGCGGCAGCATCCAGCTTGAGGGATGCAGGTGGCCGCTCGCGATACCCGACTTGGCCGAATAGCCTTGAGCCGTGAAGATGTTACGACGCGGTCCCGCCTTGTTGTTATTGCCCTGAAGCGCGGACGGGTAAGCGTTATTGCTTACCGTTGCCCCGAAGATACGAACGCCAGCCGACGCGTCGCGGAAGCCGTTCTGTAGCAGCGCCATTAGCCGCCATATCCCCAATCGAAGTCGGCCATAATCGTGCCGCCCGATGTCGTGGCGCCGGTCTGGAACAGCAGGAACTGAATGTTCGCCCCGTCCCTGATCCGCGGGAGCGACGGGAAGGCGTTCACGAAGTCCAGCTTGGTATAGAGGCCAGTCGCCGGCACAGGGATCGTCCACAGCGGCTTGCACAAGCCGATGATGACCGTACCCGAGGCGTGAGCCGTACCCGCCCAGACCAGCGAGACAATGTCGCTGATGCCCGTGTCACCTGTCGCTTTGGGCAGGAATGGATTGTACTTGTTCGCCGCAGTCCCCGAGTTCAGGAGCTGACCTACGCCAAGCGATGCCGTGCTCGTGAATGTCGTCGTCGCACCTGCGCCGCCGCCCGTATCGAGATAGTTGACGATGCACGTCGGGGCGTTGGCGCCCAGCGCCGTGTCAGCCGCAACAAACATCTCAAGGCCAGCGCCGTTCGGATAGCGATCGCCCGTGCCGCCGCCAGATCCGATGGCCGTCATGGTCACGGTCTTTGTGCCTGTGGTCGATACGTTCGTTCCCGACAGTGGGACATAGCCCACGAGGTCAATCGCCATCAGGTACCAAGGCGCGCCCGCAGCCGCGACAATCGATGCACCCGCCGTCAGGAAGTGCTTGGTCGCCGTCGAGACGTTGCCGCCATGATACGGGGCGCCCTCGCCCCATGTGTCGTCAGTCGCAACGTAGGTGAGGTCAGCGCCCGCAAACGTCGCAGCCGGAGGCGAGCCCGCATGGCCTGACAACAGCGTCCAGTGTCCAGCCGTTCCGGCGCTGCTCAGCGTCTTGTTACAAAAGACGTTGCCGTATTTGCCGTTCGTGGTCAGCTGGTTGATCAGGTCGTCTTGGCTGCTAAATCCCATGCGTCAATTCCACGTTGTTTCGAGCATACCCGCCAGGATCGATGAGGCGAGCGAACCGGCGTGACCGGCTGCGAAAAGGTTGAGCACTGCGCCGTCCTTGATCTGGCGCGGCCTGTGATTGATGACCGAGGCAAATTCGTCGCACGCGCCATAAGTCTCAAGGTTGCCAGTCGTTGTCCTGCGGCTTTCCTGCGTCGTGAAGCACTCAAGGATAGGCTGCACGATGACCAGCGCCATCAGCCCGCCGCCGCCCGCCGTGAATGTCACGCTCTCAATCGACTGGACGCCACTGTCTCCCGCCTGAAGCGACAGGTACGGGTGATAGCTAGTCGCGCTTGCTACGCTTGAAGCGACAACCTGCCCGCCGCCAGCAACAGCGAATGTGAAATGGTTCTGGCTCGTCCGCCCTGCCGTGCCGTCCTGATTGGTATAGCTGAACGTGAACTGCCCGTTAGTCGATGAAGCTGACTGGCCAACCGCTATGACCCTGCCGCTTGTGTAGCGCGGCAACGATATCGACGTGGTCAGGTCCTGCTGTTCGCCTACCGCGTCCGTATCCACGAACGGGTAGTACATCAGCAGATCAGCGAGAACGATTTGCTGTCTGCCGTTGGTCGTGCTTGTCGCGCTGCTTGCCGCGCTCATCAGCTTCAGGTTGCGCAGCCATTGCGTTGCCGGCGTCACGCTCGGAACGAAGATGCCGCGTGAGGTTTCAAGTTCTGCCGCAACCAGCGGCTCCGACGCGTAGAAGTTGGCGACAGGCGAACCGGGAAAGTAGCTGTAGTCAATCCATGCGTTCGTGGTCGTGGCCGTCGATGACACGGCCTTGCGGAAGCTGGTGAAGTGGCATTGGCCAGCGTTGTCCGCGTCAGACCATGCGCGAAGATTGCGGAAACCCGCCACGCTCAGTCCTCGCTGCCGTCAAGTTCACCGGCGCCGAATTGCGGCTGAATACCCGACGAAATCGCCAGCGAGGCCGACAGCGCGCCTTTGTAGAGAATTTTTCCCGTGCTGCTTGAAGCCGTGCCAATTGCAAAGTGCGTGGCCGTCTCGCTTGAGCCCGTGCATTGCGGGAACTGGATCAGCGCCGCGTTGGTTACGGTGTTGCCCGACACCGTCCAGCCAGCGCCAGAGCGCGCCACAGCTACGCGCGCATAGCTTGTGTAAGCGCATTCGCTTGTCGTCTGGTTGCCAGCTTCGCCAGGGTCGCCCGTGTGAAGCGACACATATAGCGAGCCCGCCGTGGACGAGCCGCGCAAGCCGGTCGCATCACCGATCAGTGCTGCATCGGTGTTGTTGAACACAAGCTGAAGCAGCTCGGTTTCCCACGTATTACCTTTGGACATGGTCAATCCTATTCAATCTTGATCTTTGAACCGTCAGGCCGTGTCGCCGTCTTTGGCCGGCCAAGCACTTCGGCAAGGGCCTGAAGCCCCATACCTACCGCGTCCGAACTCTTGTCCGGCTTCTCGGATTCGGCCTTCTCGCCCTTCTTGGCGTTGGCTTCCCGATCGTAAGCAGCCATCGTCTGTTCGTGATTGAAGCCCTGCTCACGCGCAGCGCTGGCATCCGCAAGCCGCGCCATCTCGATATTGGTCTTGGCTTCGATTTCCTGCGCCTTAAGCTCAAGCTCGCGCTCTTTGATCGCAGTCTCGCGTTCCTTCAGCGCAACTTCCCGCTCCTTGAGGGAAAGCTCCTGCTGCTTGATGTTCAGCTCGCCGCTCTTGAAGCCGATATCCGCTTCAGCCGTGGCCGCCGCCATCGGATCAGGCTGCTGGACAGCTTCCGGCATCAGCAGCTTCTGCGTCTCGGCACGGATCTTCTCAATCGTTGCAATCTTTTCATCGACATTGAGCTGACCGGCGCCGCCTTCCGCCATGCCGCGTTCATAGGCAATCAGCGCCGCTTCGTGGAACGCCTTTTCGGCCTCCTTAGCGGTCTTCTTGCCCTGCTGTTCCTTGAGGTCGTTATCCAGCTTGACGCCGCGCAGTTCTTCTTTCGCGACTTCGGCCTGATGCTGATCAAGCGGGCTCGGGCCTTCGATGAACGCCTTGGGCCAGTCTGCAATGTTCGCCGCTTGCAGCTCCTGCTCCTGTATCCAGCGGTTATCGATTCCGGGCTGGCCCTTGAATTGAGCCAAGTACTGCGCACGCATCATCCGCTGCATGTCCGTCACGGAGCGGGGATCTGCACCCGGCGCAACGTCCATGTTCTTGAGGTCGAAGTCCTTTGCCAGTTCAGCCAGCGCCTCGGGGCTAAGCTCAACAGGCTGCGGCCTCGGCTTCGGCTGCTGCGGCTGCATCATGGCAGCGCCAGGCATCGGAGGCGGCGGGGCCATCTCAGGCTGTTGCGGCATGTCAGGCGCACCCGGAGGCATCATGCCGTTCGGGACCATCAGCCCGCTCGGACGCTGCTGCATCCCCGGCATCGGCATAGGTGGCCCGCCCATGCCCATCATCGGCATCTGCTGCGAGCCCGGAGGCGGCATTCCCATCAGCTCTAGGAACAGCTCCTCATCATCAAGGAACTCGGCATAGACAGCCGGGTCCAGAAAGCGCGCATTGAGGCGCATCAGGAGGCGGAACTCCTTGCGCATCGCGCGATAGATACGCGTGTAGATCGTCGAGAAGACCTGCATTCCCTGCTCTATCAGGGCAAGGGTCGCTCCCATCGCCTGACCGCTCGGGGCCTCGCCCGTCATCACGTCCTTGACGCTGGTGATGTCTGCCGCGGCTCCAAGCAGGAACTCGACCAACTGGAACAGCACAGGGCTTGGGCCTGCAAACTGAAGCTCGTGAATGGCGTCCGAGACACGGCCCGGAACGTTCACATTGAGGAACTCTGCCGGCTTGATGCGGACTTCACCGCCCCTGAGCCTGAGCCCCTGAGAGATGAACCCGCCGCCCGCGTTCTGCCTGTGCGCTGCGTCGAATATCTGGTTCAGCGCCGTGTTGATCGCAGAGCCCAGGCTTTCGAGAAGCTGGCCGAAGCCCATGCCGTAGACGCTGCCCTCGATATCCGGCAGGAAGCTGTAATCGATCCACGGGCTTTCCCGCATGATCGTCTCAACCTTCCCATCCGTCGAGTTGATGCGGATCGAGTTGGAATAGAACGCAGCCTCAAGCCTCACCAGCTCGCGCTCATCCTTGGAGATGGTCGCGATATAGGGCTCCATCATCCCGTCGCCGTCGAGGTCGTAATACCTCACTTGCTCCAGGTAGATGCACGGCTTCTGGCTGTCCTCGTCCTTCTGGCCCTCATAGTCCCGCTTGTGGTTCAGCCACTTGCCCGAGCCTATCAGCCGATCGATCTCGTAAGGGTACATGGTCGTTGGCTGCGTCATGCGCGGCGCACGGTCGAAGCTCGGCGCGTCGTTGGCGACAACCACATCCTTCGCTGAGGTGAACTCCAGCGTTGGCCGGCCCATGTCCGCGCGCCAGTAGCCCTTGCGGAACCCTGCGCCGATCACGGGGAGCATGTGGAGGAGCTTGTCGGTCCCCGAATCCCACTCATCCATCATGTACATGAGCTGGTAGTTGCCAAAGCGGCTAAGACGGTCAGCGCGCTTGGCCTTCAGCCCTTGCGGGTCTTCACCGACAACCTTGCAGATCATCGGCTGGTCGGAGCGGGTTATCGCGCCATAAGCACGAGCCCCGAATTGGTTCATTGCTGTGGTGAGCAGCGGGTATTTGATGTTGCTTGCACCCTCGAAAGGGTAATTCTTCTTCTCGGGCTTCTGCCGAGCGTTCTTGATGGCGCGGTCTACGCCGTTCAGCCACTCTTCGCGGCTCTTCTCGTCGTGCTCGTATTCACGCACGGCTTCCTCAGCCATGCGCTTGCGGTCTTGTTCGTCTAACCGCTCTGCGAGGTTGCCATCATATTCGGCAATGCTCGCCAGGTTCTGCGCTGTCTTGCGCGAGCCACGGCCCTTGCCAAGCTTGTCGGCGTCCCCGTCGAGGTCGCGGTTATAGGCGAGGTTCTTCGCCATCAGTAGCCCGTCACACTGTCTGCAGAGCGGCGCGCGTTCTGGCGGTTGGCCTCTTCACCAGCCGCTTCGTTGCCAAAGCGCGCATAGCGGAGGCCCGTCATCATGAGATACCGTGTCGCGTCCATCAGGTGATCGTTCTCTTTCACGATATGCACATGCAGGCCGCGCGCGGTCTGGCTCTCGACGCGCCGGTAAAGCCTGAACTCTGCAAACCAGTTGCGGCAGGTCGTGAACACCTTCAGGCGCCCACTCTCCAGCCTGCGGGTGATAGCCATGATGCCCGCCTCAACCGCGTTGTCTGCGGGGTAAAGCTCAAGCCCTAGCTGTCGGTATTCTTCCAGCAGGTTCGAGCCGTCCTTCTGGTTTGAGCCGGCAGAGGCAGGATCGATCGCGCCTGGAATGTCGCCTGCGCCCTTGATGGCGTCGGCGTGGATCTGAGGCGGGCGCTGGCCCTGATAATATTCGGCGTAGATGTAGACCGTGTCCGTATCCCGGTCATGCGCGCCCCAGATGGCAGCGGTGCGCTTCCAGCCTACGTCGAAGCCATAGGCGCGCGGCCACCAGTCGGGAATGCGGAACGGCTCAACTGTGAATATCGCCTCATCAATCGGGTAGATCGCGCCAGCCCCGAGCATGGGGATGCCCTTGGCGCGTGCGTCACGTTGGTGGGCCGGATAGCTCTGGAGCATCTCCTCCTGATCGGCCTGCGGGATGTGCGGGACATCCGCCCAGCCGATCTGCTGCATGTATTTGCTCATGAGACAGTCGGCGCGAGATGGGGCATGAACTGCAACGTAACCTCGGTCATGCCCTCGATGGGCGTAAACGTTGCCATGATCATCCCGCCCGTAGTCAGCGTCCGGGTCAGGCCCTCGACGTAAATGTCCATCGGCGGCTCCTCATCGAACCACACCACGTCACGCTCTGTGCCTTGCCACGCCTTCCGGCCCTGGTCGTATGAACGGAACTGGATGATCGAGAACCCGCCCGCCACATGCCGGACGAGCGCGAAGTCCACATGGTTCGGGATACCCATGGCCGGCGCGATACGCCCCAGCCGCTTGCCCGGTATCAGCCCCGTTCCCCGCGCACTTGGCGGGCCTAGAAGCTTGCCCACGAGAATGTCGCGGGTCGTCGTTCCCGTGTCGCCTCCGCAGAGGATGTTGACCGGCTTCTCAAAGCGCCTGCCCGGCCACCAGTCGGGATACTCACCTGTCAGATGCAGAGCGACCTCGTAACCGCCTAGGCCCTCGGTCTTGCCCACCCTGTTTGCAGCGATTGCAGCCCGTTCGCGGTGTTCCTTGCCAGCAGCGAAAAAGGCAAGATGTTTCGCATAGAGTTCGCGGCGTAGCGGTCCATCGTCCGGGTAGTAAGCATCAATCTTGCGCTGCGCCTTGGAGTTCTCATGCCTGCGCGCAAGTTCCTTCCTTGCGGCATCTAAAAGGACCGTGCGCGCCCGATCGCGGAGATCAGCCGTCTGCATCGCCGCCAAGCTGGGCTATCAACTCCTGCACCTGCTCGTCAGTCATGGTCCCAAGCGCGCCCACAATCGCTACAGGCCCGCCATTTGCGCCTGTGATGGCCTGGGGGGCCTTTCCATAGCGCCGGTCCATCAGTTCCTTGTAAGCCGCTACACGGGCCGCCTGTGGCGTTTCCACCGAGGCTGCAATGCTGTGCAGGCCAACGATCAGCTCGCGCGGGTCAACAACCGAGTCGATGATTGCTTGCAGGTCTTTCGTGACCTTGCTTTTGGCTTTCGAGGGTCGCCCCGCACCACTTCGCTTGCCGCCTCTGGGCATTTCTGAATTCTCTGATTTTTATCGATTTCCGTATGACGCAGCGTCAGGCCGTCATCGTTTAGCGGTTCAGTTCGGCTCACGTCCTGCGAACATGGCGCAGACGAGAAATCCGAGGGTGAAGGATAGGGAGGCTGTTGCGTAGAGGGTGAGCCAGTCCATCACGGGACGCCCAATGCTACAGCCCATGTCTGGATGGTCGCTCGGTTTAGGAATGCGTCCTCGGCTACCAGCCCGTACAGGTTGATGTCGCTAAAGCCGCCAGCGCCGCCCATGCTCACAGAGTTGGACGCCGTGTTATCCGTCACGCCATCGGTCGAGAAGCTTGTCGTTGAGCCGTCCACGCTGTTGTTGATGTATTGCGTCAGGTTGGAGTTAGTCCAATCGAACTCGGCAAGGTGGCAGACGGGGTCAGTCGTGCCGATGCTCGCTGACGATGCCACGTTGACCTGACTGTCTGCGTTCTGACGCCTGCCGCCCGCGCCGTACTTGTTTGCTGTTGTGCCGCCGAACAGCGCAGCCCTTGCTGACGCCGTAGTTGCGCGCGACCAGTTGACCACGAATTTGGATGTCGCAGGGCTGGAGCGCCATTTGTAGACCGCTGCGATCTGACCGGAACCGACATTGCGGAAAACGTCGGGGTACAGTGAGGTCATGTTGTTCGATATGTCGTCGGTGCCGTCGAACTCCAGGTATTTCGTCCCGCCAGAAATCCGCAGGGTCGGCCTGCCCGCGTCCGCTGCGCCGAACTGGATGAAGCCGCCCAGCGTTCCCCAGTTCTTGAGGGTGCCGACAGGGTCGCCGTCTGCCGTCGCCTCGGTCGTCTGGCTGGTACGCTCCTGATAGCACGAACCAGCCTGCGACACGTCGATGAGAATGGCCGGATTGAGTGCGAGCAGATCGCCAAAGGCTGACGCTGCCGGGGTCGCGCTGTCTGTAGACGAATAGCTGCCCTGTCCCGCAGAACTGACCGCCGCAACACGGTAATAGTAGGTGACACCGTTGGTCCGTCCCGTGTGGAGGTACGTTACCGCTGTCGATGTCCCGTCGCTGACAATCGTCCAGTTTGTCGATCCATCGAGGCTGAACTCAATCACGTAATCAGTGATTGTCGCGTGGCTGTAAGTTGGCGCCGTCCATTCAAGCAGGACGGCAGAGCTTTGAGCCGTAGCGTTCAGGCCCGTAACCTGGCCGGGAACCTGCGGGCTAAGCGCAATAGCCGAGAGCAGAGCAGCGTATGCGCGTGTACCCTTTTCGATTGTACCAGCGCGGTCGAAGTGGACGCCGTCGGTCGTGTCTAGTTCCGTAGGCGTTACCGTGTTGATGAACGCCGTATATGGCAACCGCGTCGGCGTTGCGGCCAGAACGGCTTGCCCAGCCGTCAGGCTCGCAGATGTCACGTAATCCTGCGCGATGCCGCACACGACCCACGGCAGGTTAGGCGCGCTGACAGAGGCGCGGAAATCAGTGATCAGCTCGTCAGTTTTTGCCGCCATCGTTGATGGATCGGCAACCGCTGGAGCCTCGCCCGGAACACCGAAGGCGCACAACAGGGTCGCGCCAGGCGATGCAGCCAGCGCGGCGAGCGTGCGTGATACCGCGTTGACCTTGAGTGTGCCGCCGTCTTCCCAGTTGCTGCCAGTGTAGCCCGTGCCGGATTTGGCGTTACCGACGAAAATCAGCGTGTCGAGAGGATAGGCGGCCAGCCAAAGCTCTGCAAACGATATCCACGGGCTGACCTTGGTCGGCGCTGGCTCGACGTAATCGATCTGGCTGCGCGCGGCGAGGCTTTCCAAGGCCCCTGCGTGTGTCCAGTGATAGCAATTGGCCGGGAACAGGTCGCCGGATGCATTGGCAAAGCCGATCTCGTTAGACTGGCCGTTAATCGGGATGACGAACGTTCTCGGACCCCCACCCCCCGCCTGCCCCACGATGGCGTTGACAGGCGAGCGAACGATGCTCCGTATGATGCTCGATACGGCCAAGGATACCTCAAACGCGGTATGGGTGCGGGAGCGCTGGTCACAGCCAGCCGCCTCCCTTGGTTAGCTTGTCGCCGTCTCGGGCTCGCCGCGGACGGTTGCCGCCTCTGCGTTGCGAGCGTCCTCGTGCTGGGCCGCGATCCGTGCGTGCTCGCAGGCGAGGTCGTATTCGGCGCGCAGATCCTTCATCGCTTGCGTCAGGAAGGATTTGCGATGGTCGGGGCGCATCCTGCGGAAGTTGCTGGGGAATTTCACCGCAGCCTTGCCGCCATGATGGAAGCCGATGATCTTCACAACAGTTCGCAGCATCAGCGCCTCGGGGTCAGCTTTGCTTTGGCTTTGGGAGGCTGGGTTGGCGTCGGTTTGGCCGATGCAGCCGCCACCTTCAGCCGGGGCGCGACGGGCTCGGACTTGCCGGGCGGGCTGTGGATATCTGCCCAAGCTTCCTTGATCGGGCGCTTGGTTTCCAGCTTCAGCGTCGGCTGGCGGTTTACCTCGACGTTGATGCTGCGGATGCCCTCTTTATCCCCAACGATCCGGTGTCCGACCCAAGGGCGAATGGCTGCGATATTGCCTGAGATGACGCATTTAGCGTCGGGCCAATGGTCTGTGACCTCAACCTTCAGGCCGGGATGGATGTTCGCATATTCGCGGGCGATCGCATGGCGGGCCAGTTCCTCAAGATGCGCCTCGGCATCCTCAACCGGCATGGACGCCACATCGACGCCCTTCACGGCTCGGATAACCGCTTGGCGTATCTTCTCGTCGCTGAACTCGTTTGCCCGGACAATGCCGATCGGCTCGATCCTGGTCTTTGAGAAGAAGTAGGCCCCGAAGGCTATGGCGCCGGCCAAGGCCAGTGAGATCCACGCGAAATCCCAAATGGTTAGGGACATGGGAGAAGCCCCCTTCTCCGATTTTAGCGCGGGCGATTTTGGGCGAGATTCGACTGACAGCCGTCTCGCGACCTGCACGGCACGGAACAAAGTCGGCTCCGTTGGGCTGCTACCCGTCGCATCGCAGAAAGAGGCTTACGCCCCTCAGACAGCCCTTGCTGCAATTAGTGCCTTGCTTTGGCCGCGAATACAACCCCTAGGCAGCCTCGGCAGGAATGCAATCATCAACCGGCACGCGAACTTCCTGTGTGCGACCGAGAAGCTTGATGATGAAAACCGCGTCTCCCTCGTGCACGTCCACCACCCGGAGCTTGTGATCGGTAAGGACGCCATGGGTCACAATCACGTCCTGCCCGATCTTGAACTCGTGGCCGGTGCGGAAATGCCGGAAATAGCCCGGCAGGCGCCCGCCTTCATAGCCGAGGAAGTCCACGACCCCGACATGGTCTAGTTGCGCGGGATGGCCCTCGAATGACACGACCGAGTTGACCATGTGCAGGCGGAAGATTTGATACCATGGCACAGGCTGGCCGCGCTCGGTGCCGATCAGGCAATATCCAGGCGCTGCGACGAAGGTGCGGAGCTTCCGTTCCTTGTCCCATTTCGTCCACTTGCGCAGCCGGGTTTCAGTCTTGACCTTGGCGTAAATGCCAAAGCGCATGAGCGCATCCGCGACCATTTCCTCGCGCTGGGGCTTGACCCTCAAGGCGTGCCAGACGAGTTCCCCTTGTGCCCCGTTCATCGCCTTTTCCTTTCGTGTCCCATTGAACCAATCCCGAGGAAGGCCAGTCCAAGCCCCCCCAGAGATGCGCAGACCAGATTGAAATCAGTCGGCTGCTGCCAGACGAGGAATGCCGTCAGGGCGAGTACCGAGATGCCTGCGAGCCTCATGTGGATTGCTCCGTGATTGGAGGGGTGGGTTGCGTTTCCGCCATGCGGACGCGCTTTCCAAAACCGTTTGCAATGAGCCCGTTGCAGACCTTCAACAACGAGACGGGATAAACCACATTGCGCATTTCGCGGGTCGCCGGGTCGCGGATCGAAACGACTGCTTCATCGCCGTTCACTTCAACCACTCGGTGTGCAAGCTGGATCGTGACGTAGCTGCCAGCCTTGACGGGCAGCTCCGGCGCAGGCGCAGGCGTAGGTGGCGGGGTCGGCGTGCGTTTGCGGAACAGGTTCATCATGTGTTGCCCCCGCTTCCGTGCTTGATCGCTTGCCAGATGCACAAGCCGATGATGGGAGAGGCGGCTATTACCCCGATGAGCAGGGCGATTTGTTCGGCGCTCATTCCGTGTCTCCCCTAGGCCAGAGCCATGCGAGGGCGAGGCAGACCACCAGAAGCGCGGCGCTTACGTAGAAGCCCATCTCGATCCACATCAGGCGTCCACCTTGGGCTTGCCAGTGAACAGGTGAGAGAACGGCCAGTCGCGCGGGTCAGGCTTCTGCTCGCTCTGGATGCCGTGCGAGAACATCTTCGCTTCAGGCGTGACGACAGGCGCGTATCCCTCGGGCTGGGGCTCGTTCCATTCGGGCTGGGGGATGGGCGCGGCCTGCGTTTCGAACACGTCTTCGAAAGCTTCCCGCATCTCTTCGACGGTGTCGCCTTGAAGGTCGGTGACCACATCATCCGCGCTTGGCGGTAGGGCGTGGTCTGTTTCGAGTTGTTCGCGTGCGACGGAGGCTTCGAACAATTCCGGGTTCTCGTCATTCGTCCAAGACACGAAGCCCGGAAGGCTTTCGATGGCGTTGACCGTGTCTTCCGCAGGAATAGGCGTCAAAGCGTCGATAGCGGCGTCAAGGTCGTCAATGTCAGCGCGCAAATGCGCCACGCTCAGATAAGCAGCCTCCAGCTTTTCAGCCACTGCCTCACGGCGCTCTTTCAGTTCATCGATAAGTGCCATCTGTGGTCCCTCTGATTGTGTGAAACGCTACGCCCGCTTGCGCGGAAAGATTTGGTCGCTGGCCCAGTGGAATGGCTGCGGCGCCGGTTGGTCTGGCAGCGGCGAACGGTCTGTGAGTGTCAGCAGCTTGCGAGCGCAGGACGGACAGTAGGTTTTGCCCTCTGTTGGCTCGGAGCACTCGTAAGCGCTGCCGTGCCGGTAGCTGACCTTCTTGCAGAACTGGTTCGGCTCCTTGGGCTTGCCCGTCCAGCGTTCGGTGCCGCGGGGCTTGGGGTAATAGACGGAACTCATGCCGCCCTCCGGATTTCGACCACGACACGCCCGCTCTCGATGGTGTCCGACCAGCCCGCAGAGACGCGCTCGCACATGCTGTCATCTTCGATCACGTCGCCCTTGAGCAAATCCAAGATAGGCTTGATCCGGTTGTCGATATCGCAGCGGCGGTTGACCCTGCCGATGCTGATCAGCGCCGCGAACTTGCCGACAACGCGCCCCGGCTTCTGGAGCATCAGCTCGTCATAGGCGAGCTTGTGCCAGCGTCGGTATTCAGGGCTGCGGACCCTGCCCTTACCGGGAACGTTCTGCCAGGCCATGTTGACGGACGGCGGAAGCGGGACTTCCACACGCACGACATCAGCGGCAGGCTTTACCCCGCCATTGGCGCGGATGGTCAGGCCCTTGCTACGGATGGCGTCTTCTGTCCACGCGGTCATGCTGCCACCGCGAAGCTTCGTATCTGCGCATCAGCGCGGAACGTGCGAGCGCGACGGCCCCGCTCTGACTTGATCGGATCGGGCTCCAATCCGAATTTCTGGCAGGCGAAAATGGCTGTTGAATAATGCAGCCCGCCGAACTGGCGCGCGACGCTCTCGTAGCTCACGCGGCCACGGAAATGCTTGTAGCACAGCGCCATCGCGAGCTGTCTGCGGTGCGAGATGTTCCACTTCCGCGAGCGTATCAGCAGCGCTCCAGGCTCAAGCTGGAAATGTCGCTCCACATGGCGGCGGATCTCGGTGCAGCGGTACATGCCCGCCGTCTCTGCGAAGAGGCGGTCGAACTCTGATTGGTCTGTCGTTTCGATTGTTCCCAGCCCGTCAAACACGTCATGCTCCCTTTTCTAGTTGTTGGATTTCTGCCTTCACGTTCGCGGTTTCAGCTTCGAGATACCGCTGGATTTCGTCGTAGCCCTTGGCGTGGACGTCATAGGGGACCATGCCCATTTCCAGCTCGTACTGGCGGTGGTGCAGGTGGGCGATGCGCTCGCGCGGCGACATGCCCTCTTCGCGCTCTTCGACTTCCAGCGCGAACTCAAGACGGTCGCGAACCGGCGACTCGATCCGCTCAATGAGCGACAGAAGCTGGCCGGGGCTTGGGCGGAAAGCGTTCGCGCCCTTCCGCCATTCGACAACGGCAGCACGGAACGCAACCGCGCTCACCTGCCCCATGTCCTCAATCCAGTCCTGCGCAACGGTCATGGTGTTACCGGACTGCGGCGAAGGGTAATGGGAGAACAATCTGGCTATCGAAGCCGCGATTTCCTCCGGCGTAGGCGGCATCAGCGCCTCGCGCATCTCCGCTATCGATGACTTCAAGGCGGGGAGGTCCGCTCGGTGGGCGAGCACCATTGCCGTGATCCGGCTCCCATCCTCCGCCACGCTGAGAGCCACTTGCCTGAGCTGCGGCAACTGCGAAGGCATCATGCTGGCTGATTTGCGGGGCAAGGCGGGTTTGGACACGCGCGCCGGCACGGATGGGGGTTCCGTTGGCTCGTGGTCGAGCCCGTAGGATCGTGGGGGCCGCGCGGCATAGCCAGGACTGCCATGAGCGTGTGTGTCCGGGTCGCCTGCCTTCCGGGTTTCCGGCGTCCCGCTTGTCCAAGAACCAGCGCTTGCACTGATGGGTTTCATTTTCCGCTTCCTCGCGCGTGAGCTGGATGCCTTTGGTGTTTGTGGGATCGGTCGCCCAAGCGAAGTCCGCTTCAGAAGGCCACCAATCGTCAGCCATGAAGTGAGGCTCAACGAGAGGCTTCGAGCGCTTGCGCTTCACAGGCGTATTTAACTCTGATGCTTTAGCATCAGATGTTTCTGTATGTGTCTCTGTCTCTGTCTTGCCAGAGCATTGCTCTGCCAATGCTGTAGCATTGCTAGGCGCAGTATCTTTTGATTTCCGTGCCTTAGCCTCACCACCCCGACGACCGGCGTTTTTGCGGCGCTGGTTTTTCTCCGTTGCCTCATCGAAAAACCGCTTCAGCGCGTCGTTGACATAACGCCCCCTGCGGATGGTGAAGAACTCGGTCAGGATCGGCTTCACGAACGCGGCGAACGTCTCCGCATCGACGCGCATTTGACGCTGCACCCATGCGTCATCGGCGGGGATGGTGCCGCCAGGTGTGCGCCAGCAGAGGCGAAGCAGGCGCAGGTAGGCGCCATCCTCGCAAAGCGTCAGGTGCGCTGTGTGCGCCTCATACTTCGACACCCACAAAGGCATGTATGGTAGGTCGCTCATGCCCAGCGCTCCCCGTGAAAGCGGCCATCTTCATCGACGATGCCGGGCGCCGGGCTGCGCTGCGTCTCGCGCCCTTTGACGACTTCGCGGTATTCCTCAAGCGTCAGGTCGCCCTTGTCCGTGCTGCAGCGGGGGCAAGCCATGACGAGATTATGGAAGGCATCTGCACCGCCCCGGCTCAGGGGCGTCTGATGCTCTACGTGCGGCGTCCCGTGGCATTGGCTCAGGGAGCGCCCGCAGTACCAGCACAGGCCATCCTGAAGGCGGATTAGGCCCTCCCGGATGCGCACAACGGTTTGCAGGTTGCGCTTGGGCAGTTCGCGCGGCTCAGGCTTGCGATACCAGGGCAGCGCAAGATCCACGCGGTAATCACCAACGGGACCAAGGTTCTGAATCAGCCCGGCGTCTTCGAGCGCTTCCATTGCCTCAAACAGCGGGGTGAAGCCGCAGCCTGCGAACTTCTCAAGCTCAAGATGATCGAAGGTCTGCCGGCCACTTTCGCCAATCCCGGTCGCAATTCGCCAGAGCAGCAGCTTCGCGAGGGGTGACGGGCAATCCTGCTGTGTTGCCCACAGTTCCGCTTCGATGCTCACGGCAGGAACTCCCGCAGCTCGCCGGTCACGGCGTCATAGACAGGGATTGCAGCGCGATAGGTGGGTTCCAGGCACTCGCCGGTGAGCGGATCGCGGTCGAGCCAGAACGTTTCCACAGGACGCGCAGTGCCAGCCTTGGAACTGTCAACTTTCTGAGAGATTATTGTGCTATCGACGGTCACGTTGCGGAGGTCCATTCCGTAAAGGCTGCGATGTCTTCGCGAGGGCTCCGGGTGCAATCCGGGGCCTTCGTTCGTTTCAGGTCACGTTCGGAAAGGGGTCAGCAGCCGGGCGTTGGGGTCCGGGGGGGATTGGGACGTCCGGCTGCTGTTCGTGCTCTGGTTGGGGGGTGAGCACGAATTGAAATGGGGGTGGGTCATGCGGCTACCCTTCCCTTACGGGAAGCGCGGGAAGCCTCGGGCGCCCAGCTATCGAGCGTCACAGCGCCGTCGGAGACGTCACGAATTACAAGCATCAGCTCGTAAGACGGTGTAACCTTGCCCCGGCGCAGCTTCGAAATATGTGCGCGGTCACGGCGAAACATGCGCGCCGCTTTGGCGTCATCAATATGCGAAAGCTCTAACCACTTGGCGAATGTCATGACCGGAATGTGCACCTAGTGCACGTCGGTCGTCAATAGGGGGCGAGAGAAATGTGCATCACATGCCATAGACGGGAATGAGCGGGGGCGAACGATGCCGCCATGATCAAGAAGAAACAGCGGCAGCGCATCTTTCTCAAGGAATGGCGCAAGCACCGTGGCATCACCCAAGAAGGGCTTGCCGACCGGATAGGCATTGACCGCACGATTGTTTCGAAGATCGAGAATGGCAAACTAGACTATCATCAGTCTTTTCTGGAAGCCGCAGCTTATGCGCTGATGTGCGAACCGGCTGACCTGCTCGTGCGCGATCCCACAGCCCCAGACGCGATCTGGACGATTTGGGACCGCATCCCGCCAGCCGAACGCCCCAAAGCGCAGGCCGTTCTCCAGGCACTCACTAACACATCGAAAAAGTCCGCTTGAATAAAAGTGCATCCGGTGCACAAATAAAGCTTGCAAGGTGACGTGCACCTAGTGCACATTGCTCTCACACCAGTTGGGAGCCACCAGATGACCTACTCAGCCGACGAATTAGTCCAGATGGCGCTGACCTTCACGCGCCGCACCAGCGAGGCGCTTGCCGCGCTTGAGCTGCCCTCCCGCACTGACGGCGAGATGTTCGAGGGGATGCTGGATCAGGTCGCGGACAACCTGATGGTCTGCGAGCACGCTTGGGATCTGTTCGCCTCAACAGCGCGCGAAGAGTTCTTCGGCTCTGACGCATCCGCAACTGATCGCAAGCGTTGGGCTCGTCTTGGCTCTGACGCACGCGAGCAACTGGACCGCTCATGGGCTGCTGAGTGCGAGGCGGATCGTGCGGACTACTACAACGATCTGGCCCGTGACGAGCGCATGATGGAGGCGCTGTGATGGCCGGCGAAGTCGTTCAGTACACCCCCAATCAGCCCGCCGCTCGCCGCTCGTTCGATGAGATCAACGCCATGGCCCAAGCCATCGTTGAGTCGAAGCTTTGGGGCCAGACGACGGTTCCGCAAGTCATCGCGCTGATGCTGATGGCAGAGGCGGAAGGCCGTCACGTCGCGTCGGCCATGCAGGATTACGTAGTCATCAGCGGCAAGCCGTCACTCAAAGCCGAGGCGATGCTTGGCCGCTTTCAGCGTGCCGGTGGTCATGTCCGCTGGACGCATATGACGGACGAGAAGGTCGCTGCGATCTTTTCCCATCCTCAGTGCGATCCTGTTGAGATTGAATGGGACATGGCGAGGGCTAGGCAAGCGCTTATCGCCAGCCAGATGTGGAAGAAATACCCGCGTCAGATGCTCCGCGCCCGCGTCATCAGCGAAGGCGTCAGGACAGCATTCCCCGGCGCCCTTGGCGGCATGTACGCCCCTGAAGAGGTGATTGACTTCGAACCCACGCGCTCACCCCCAAACCCAGCGCGCGGGCAACTGGCGGCTCCCGAGGAACCTGGACAGGTAGAACAGCCTCGGGGGCCGTCCGCTTCTGAACTTGATGGCGAGGAAGTCGATCAGACCACGCAGCCGGAATGGCCCGTGATGCTTGAGGAGATGGAAGCTTATTCCACGCGCGACGATCTGAAAGCGTGGTGGACGACGCCGGAAAAGAAAGCGCTCAAGGCCCGTAAGCCGCACATGATGCGCGCCTTCTACCGCTTCGCCTACACGCCGCGCTGGGAAGATTTGGGCGAGGTTGTCGAATGGACTGACGACGCCGGGGCTCGGGGCTGATGGGTCGCGCTTTGCTCGTCCTGCACAACGACGCCATGCGTTCAAAGGCTATCGACTGGATACGCCGCGCGCCAGCGGAAACCCGTGTCACGTTCCAAGGCCCGAAGCGCACGCTGGATCAGAACTCGCGTCTTTGGGCAATGCTCACAGAGCTTTCCACGCAGCTTCTCTGGCACGGACAGCGCCTGTCTACGGAAGATTGGAAGCAGGTGATGCTCGCGTCTCTGAAGCAGGAAATGCGAATCGTGCCGAACATTCACGGCGACGGCTTCGTCCAGCTTGGCCGGTCATCGTCCGATCTGTCGAAGGACGAGATGGCAGACCTGATGACCATCATTGAAGCGTTCGCGGCTCGCTATGGCGTCAAGATGAAGGAGCCTGCCGATGCTTGATCTTCCCAAGCCAGAGCGGCGCCGCAGCTTCACAGCCAAGCAACGCGCCTGGATTGTCTGGAACCAAAGCTACAAGTGCGCTCATTGCGAATGCAGCCTGATCACTCGCGCGTTTCAGATTGACCACATTCACCGCCTCGATGCCCTTGGCGCGCACGAGCCCGATAACTGGCAAGCGCTCTGCGTTCCTTGCCACGCCATCAAGACAAAGACGGACAATCGCGAGGCCAAGAAGGGCCGTCGCATTCGAGGCGAGAACAAGCCCCGCGTCACAAAGGCAATCCCCTCTCGCGGCTTCGGTCGGATGCCGGAAAGCCGCTCGCCAAGCAAATGGCAAAGCGCAGGCTTCAGCAAGACGCTGCGCAAACGGATGAACGGTAAAGTTGAAAGGGTTGAGACATGACCGAACGCAAGATCATCACCGAGTACGTCCACCCGCCGATCCCGATGCGCAACAACGACTGGCGCGCGACCCGTGAAGGCGACGACGAGGACTACATTGTCGGCTGGGGCTCCACCGAACAGGACGCGATTGACGACCTGATCGCTGAAGAAGGCGCAGCGCAGGACGAGGCGGAAGCCCGTGCGGCGCGGAAGGCAGGTGCAGCATGATCGCGCAGCTTCAATCCCTCACCCGCCCCGCCTTCGCGCTCACGGAGCACCTGGCGCGCTCTGCCGAGGTGTCGGCGTTCGATCTCGCGGCGTGGGTGAAACCGCGCCAGCCCATCAACGTGGTGCGCTCGACGTGCGCGAAGCTGCGGAGGGTGCTGTGAGCGACCGAACCGCAATCGCGAAAGAACGAGCTGATTGGCTTCTGGATGCCATCGCCGGCGCCACTCAGGATCGGCGCTTCCTGCGCGGTGAGCCTGAATATGACGAGGTCGCTGGCAACGCCATTCTGTTGAATGGGCAGAAAGCCATTGAGGTAGCGATTGATCGCTTTGTCAAAGGGGTGATGGCATGACCGCCACCATTCACCAACTGCGCCCCCACGCGCCCATCGCCATCCCCGACGACACCATCCGCGCCGACTGCGAACGCCTGATGCGGAGGCTGGTGCGTGACGGCCGCACGCCAGAGGCCGAATTGCGGCTGCTGGCTGATCTTCTCGACCACATCATTGTGCGGGTGGAGACGTGACCCCTGACGAAATCGACCGCCTCTATGGCGCCGTCATGCTCGCCGCGCCGATGGCGGCGTTGGGCGTGGTGATGTTCCTGGCGGTGTGGCTTTGGCCTGTGAGGAGGAAACCGTGAGTGCAAGTGAAGCAATCGCGCGCCTGCGAGAGTTGCGGGCCAAGGCGACGGCGGGGGAGTGGCACTCCGAGGCTGGGTACGTCATGCACGCAAACGATCCCATAGCGCGATGCATTTGGCTGCTTGGGGACGAGCAAGCAAAGTCATCCGAAAACGCCGCCGCCATCGTCGCCGCGATGAACTCGCTCCCCGCGCTGCTGGAGTGCGCGGAGGCTTTGGAATACCTGCTTGAAGCGTGCATCGCAAACCATGACGCCAAGAGCAAAGCCCGCGCCGCACTTCAGGCGCTGGCGGAAGGGGGTGGGGAGTGAGCATCCATCGCGAGTTCAACATCTACTGCGACCGCTGCGAAGAGATGCAGGGAGATGCGTGCATTCCAGAGCGTGACGGCACCCCTACGGATCTTCGCAAAGTGCTGAAGAAGCACGGATGGGTGCGCGTTGGGCGAGAGGATTTCTGCGCTGTATGCGCGCCAGTCGAATTGGATGAACGAGCATGACCCACCCCCACCCCCGCGCGCTGGAGGCGGCTGCAAGAGCGATTGTGTCTACCGACAATGGCGACCCTGAGCAGATTATCTATCGACAAGTTGGGCCGGATGATTTTCAGCCGCTCGGAAAAGCGTGGGAGCTT